GAGAGTACTGGCTTGAATCATATTCAGTGAAATCATTGGCAAAATTATCAGAGTCAAGTTCAGGTGGTATAGAATTAATTATCTCAGCAATGTAAGCACCAAGTTCAGCATCAGATTTGTTGGAAGCAACGAGAACATTAGGTAATAAAATCTCGTGAAGTAAATTAGCGAGCTGACGACTGTAAGAGGATAGTAACGCATTGACGTGTTTTTGAAATGCGGAAACGCCTTGACTTGCTTTCATCCTCTGATCGTAAAAATGACGAATATCAGGTTTTGCTTGTCGTTTAGCAAAGAAGTCAATAAACATAGAAAAATCATCAAACTCCTTTTGTAACAATTTCGGATCAAGATTTTTCTCTTGCAATGCTTTCATGTAGGCAGCATAATGAATAGTAAAATCATCGGGACGAGTACGATTAGAAACATAATTGAACAACTTAGTGGAAGCAGGTCCGCAGTTAGCTAAAAAGTCAATAGCAAGTGAATGTGTTGGCTTTTCAATTAACTGTTCGAAAGGTAGATCGCGACAAAACTTAACAGCAAAAGATTCAAAACAATCAACAAGATCTTGCATAGCATCATTCGATCCAAGTGTAACCTTAGAATAACGATCCATTAAAGTATAGAGCATAACGCCAGTCAAATTGAACTGATTACGAGCGTGGGTATGAACAGGTAATTTCTTCCCGGTAATACGCGTTTTACGCATAATACGGGAAAGATACTTATCGAGATTCAAAACACCACGACCACCACCTTTATTATTGGCGTATAATAAACCAGTTTGTGCGATATGATCATCATAAACATTGTTAGAATCCATCATTGAATCAAGAATGTCTGAGACTTGAGATGCGGTAATTTTAGTATCGAGAGGGACAGGTTCTAAGTACTGCGCAACATTAAAAAGCATTGGTGTTGATTGCTATGCATAAGAATCAACATCATGTACATGTTGGTTAAAGATGGCGTTATTAACTTCAAGACGAGAATTAAGATGGTACATAGTCTGTATAAGAGAATTAGACGAGCCGAGAATTAATAAATTATCAGTGTGACGAGATAAAGCAACGCGAATATGACATTCAGAACGAAGTAAGCCTGTATTTAAAGACTTAGGGTCAACATATAATATAAGATTAGGTATAGTTGCACCTTGATTGCCATGAATAGTGTTACAAAACATATCACAAGAAGATGTTTCATTGTAAGTCATAACCGGGAAACCCAATCGGCGTATAATTGACTCAGCGACATCTTTAGTGCACTGTAAAGCACTGATAGAAGAAGTGGCGCTAGACGTGGTTTGAATAGTATGATAACCAAAACCGCGTAAAAGTGAAGTAGTATCATTTGGACAACGATGTGTAACGTTGTTATCAGCCATGTTACAAACAGAACGAAGAGTCGTATAACAATAATCTGTGACAGGTGGAATCTGTTGAGGATCACCAACACAAAGTACGTCAAAAACATTGTGATAAGCAGCGATAAAATACATATGCACTGTTGGCATATTAAATGCCTCATCGAAAATGATACGTCGATACTTCTTAGTTTCACAAAAAGCAGCATGTTGTGTAACAACATTAGTACCAAGTGGCATTTCAGCCACGAGTTTCTTGCGTAAGCCATCGGTTGGACAAACAATAAGAGTTTCATTGTCGTAATGATGTTTATAAAAAG